CTGCCGATCACCGATGAACTCACCCTGCGGTCGGAGAAGCCCAAGTACGGCTTGGTGCTGCCCTGGGCCTTCCGGAACGAGATCGTGGCCAGGGAGGCAGCCTTGCGACGCTCAGGCACCACCCTGATCTTCCCGCTGCCGAGCCTTGAGTTCGTGCTCTAGATGAAAGTCGTGGTGTTCTTGAAGCGCGGGGCCAGTCTGGCCTATGAAGACGCTCGGGTGACTCCGGCCAGCACGGCCACTCCTTACTACGTGGTTGTCCTGAAGGAAGGGCTGGTCTATTTCGACAAGGACTCGGTTGAACGCATCATGGAACTCAAGGAGGAAGCATGAAGAGAAGCCTGTTCAAGCTGATCACCGAGTTGAAGTCCCGCCCCGCCACCCCGGAAGAGGTCCAGACGCTGATCGAAGCCATCAAGGCCCAGGAGAAGGCAGTCAAGATCCAGGCGTTGAGATCCCAACTCAAGGCTCTGACCGCCGCGTGAACGGTAAGGTTTTGGTGGTCATTCCTAGCCGCGACCGTCCGGTACACGCCTATTCCGCGATGGTTTCAGCCAACTCTCCCCAGTCAGACGTGAAGATCTACGTCGATGACGACCAGCGCGACCTCTACAAGGACCTGATCGAGTGTCACGGTGAAGACCGGGGGTGGTGTGTGGTTGGACCGAGGGTGGGTCCAGTAGCTGCCGCCAACCAGGTTATCGAGCAAAACCCAGAGTATTCGGCCTACGGTCTGATCACCGACGACTCCAGGATCACCACCAAGGACTGGGCGACATGGCTGCTCGAAGCCTTTTCCCAGTGCCCCAACCAAGTTGGGGTGGTGAGCCCCTACCACAACCACGGGAACCATGTGGACATGCCGTTCGTGTCCCAAGCGTGGTTGAAGGCGGTGGGGTGGTTCGCCTGCCCTGACTGTTACCACTACTGCTGGCCGACCATCACCGGACTGATCGGAGAGATGAGCGCCATCGTTCATGCCCCGATGCAGAAGTTCGCCATCGAGCATGCCGACCACGCCCAAGACCACGCCAAGCAGGTAAGGGACGCCCAGCCGTTCTACGAGTTCGTGAGCCTGAAACTCCCCCCGGTGGTGGAGCGGGTCAGAAGTGCGATGTACTCGTGAACTTCTGGCTGGCCAAGAGAGTCCATGTAGCCGGTGCCTCGGGTTTCATCGGTCGGCACTGCGTCAAGGAGTTGCTGGCCCGAGGGGCGGTTGTGGTGGGAGGGATCGATCACGCCGTGGACATGGTGATCAACCTCGCCGCCAAGACGGCTGGGATCGGTTATGCCTCAAGTCACCACTCGGAGATGCTACGGAAAAACCTGGAGATTTCGACGCAAGTCATCGAAAGAGCACGGATAGCCAACGTCCCGACCTTCGTCGTGGTGTCCTCAGCCTGTGTCTATTCCGACCAGGCACAGAGCCCGATGCCTGAGAGTCTGGGGATGGTGGGGAGTCCAGTCGAAGCCTCCAAAGGCTACGGCTGGGCCAAGCGCATTGCCGAGGTCCAGGGGATGATGTACGCCGAGGAGTACGGGATGAGAGTCCCCATAGCACGCCCATTCAACGCCTACGGGCCGGGAGATGTTTCCGGGCATGTCATCCCAGACTTGCTGAGGAAGATCGATGCTGGTGGAGCCTTGGAGGTCTGGGGAGGCGACCAGACGCGCTCGATGACCTATGTTACCGACTGGGTGGACGCTTTGCTGCTGATTGCCGAACATGGCCCTAGTGGTCAGCCGGTCAACCTGGCGGGGACCGAGTCTGGGGTGCGGATCTCCGATCTAGCCAGGGTTCTGGCCGGAGACGACCGTCCTATCATCTCGCAGCCCGGGGTTATAGGCCATCACGACCGCCGACCCGACTTATCCTGGCTCAAGTCCCAAGGCTGGACCCCAAGAGTGGTACTGGAGGATGGATTGAAGATGACCAAGGACTGGTGGCGCAGCCGATGAGCTTGGCCATCGTCTGTCCTTCTCGTGGCAGGCCGGTAGTGTTGAAGCGCATGATTGCCTCGGCCCTTTCGACTTCCAGCGCCGATGTCCTGATCTACTTGGACTCGGATGACGACGAGACCTATGACCTGATCGACAGCCCCCGGGTCAAGGTGGTGGTCGGGCCGCCGATCGGTAGAGGCAGGGCGATCAACGCTCTTTGCGACCAGTACCGGGACTACCGCATGTACCTCTTGTTTTCGGACGACGCGGTGTTCGTCAGACAGAACTGGGACTTGGAAGTCGAGGAGGCGATGGACAGTTTCGGAGACGACATTGGCTTGGTTCACCTCTCGATGGGGATTCCCGAAGCCTGGGTCAACTGGCCGATCGTGAGTCGCAAGTGGTTGGACGCAGTGGGGTGGTTCAACTTCCCCAAACTCACCCACTACTGCCAGGACACGGTGCTCCAAGCACTAGCTGAGGCGATCGGAAAGATCCGCTACATAGAACCTTTGGTGGTGGGTCACGAAGCTCTATGGCCGGAAGACGGGGCCAAGCGGATCAGCGCCGATGCTCAGCAGTTTCTGTGGTTTTTCGCCAAGGACTTCGGTCCCACGTTGAAGAAACTCCGGGCGGCAACATGAGCGTCTATCGCGTCAACGCCCCCAAAACCCTGCCCCCGAACAACGAGATCCCCTATCTGGTGGCTCAGCACTTCCCCCAGGGTTTCAGGGGTTACGCCATCGATGTCGGGGCTTCGGATGGGAAGTACATCAACTCGACTTATCTCCTGGAGCACATGGGCAAGTGGACAGTGGTATCGGTCGAGGCCAACCCGATGCTGAAGCCCCTGTTGCTGGAAAACCGGGCCTGGGTGGAGATGTGTGCCTGTGGCTCCAAGCCGAAGGACGATGTGGACTTCCACGTCAACCTCGACAACCTCGAAGCCTTTTCGTCACTCATTCCTCAGAAAACCCATCGGCGCTTCAAAGAAGAGGCCGGGGACAGGTGGGAGAAGGTCAAGGTCAACGTCAGAACGGTGGATCAACTGATCGAGAAGTGGCAGTTTCCGAGGTTAGACGCTTTGTTCGTGGACGTCGAAGGCACCGAACGTGACGTGCTCGAAGGCTGCGACTTGGCTAAGTGGAAGCCCAAGGTGGTGGTGGTGGAGTCCTGGGACGAAGGCAGCCATGATGTTTACTTGGAGTCCTTTGGTTATCGCCGCTACGCCAAGTCAGCCGAAAACGACCTCTATGTGAGGGGAGACGAGATGTGAGCCAGACCGTTATGACCTTCCCAGGGAAGTTAGGTGACGCCCTCCACCAGTTTCCAGTGGCCTACTGGTGGGCACGGCAGACCGGCAAGAAGTTCACGGTATGGATGGACGAGAAGACCTGTGCTCCTTTGAAGCCGCTGTTCGAGGCCCAGCCTTGCGTGGAAGGGGTGGAGTTCAAGCCCGGGATCGCCCACTACAACTGTGGCGGTCAGCCTTGGCACTTCGACCTTCCGACCTCGGAGTACGAGGGCAAGAACGTCTACCACTTGGGTTTCAGGTCGATGCCGGTCAGGCAGTTGACGCTAGAAACCCTGGAAAGTGCCAAGGTCCCTTTGGACACCATCACTGAGGACGATCTGGCCAACACCCCATGCCTTGAAGTCGAGCCGGCCGACCAGGTGACGATCCTGAAAGACGGCGCTCCGCTGGTGATCACCCTGGGGCAGAAGCGCCTGTGTCTACTTCATGGACAGGCAGTCTATGCTCACACCAAGAGCACGCCGGGGTTCTGGAAGTTCCTGGCCGGCGTTGAGAGCTACCTGACTCGCGAGTTCGACGAGGTGATCTTCATCGGCAACAACCGGGATCGCGAGGTGGCCCTGCGGACCTACCCCCACTGGTCCTCCTACGACGACGCTGGAGACTTCCTGAGCCTTGCCAGGCTGATGGTACGGGCCAGCCTGGTGATAGGGGTAGGGTCGAGCCCGATCGCCCTCGCTGGGGCATTGAAGGTGCCTTCAGTGAGGGTCCACGACCCGATCGGTGAGAACGCCAAGGTGATCTGGAGCAACCTCCAGCCGGCGCATCTCAACGCGACCGAGATCGAGCTACGCAAGGAGTGGCCAGCCTTCCGCGACCGCTACCTCAAGAGCGAGGTGAGCGTTGTCTGAAACCCTGGGAGGGCTGGTGGATAAGCTGATCACCAACAACACCAAGTTGTGGTTCACCCAGGCCAAGGCCCATGATGCCGCTCAGAAGGGCGAAGGGCTGGATGCGGAGACGGTGGCTCGGCTTCACAGCCTGAACCTGATGCGGAACGAGTTGATGTCTGAGATCGACGTACTTCTGGCTAAGGCGGTAGAAAGTGGCCAAGCAGATGTGGACCCCCGCATCAAGATTGTGTAGCCTAGCCGCTTAGGAGGGTCGCCAAGGATGGCGCAAGGCAAACTACCTGACGGCAGGATCGAGCGCCCGCGTGAGTACCCCTCGTGGGAGCGGGTCATCGAGTTGGTCGATAGCCGCAGGCAGGATAGTCTCCGGTATAACTCCGCCCTCTTCAACAAACTCTCCGACTATTACCGCGCCTACCGTGGAGTCTGGCAGGGTCGTTTAGCCCAGTTCCGTAACAACATCTCGATCCCCTTCACCTTTGCCATGATCCAGTCGGATGTGGCGAGAAAGGTCCAGACTTCCTTCGGAGCCTGGCCGATTGTGGGATTCGAGGGCTACGCACCGGAAGACGCATCAAGGGCCAAGAAGAACGAAGTCCTGATTTCGGCCCAGATGCAGGACTGTGACTCCGCCACCAAGGCGGTGGACTTCTTCCTCCAGGCGGACATCTGTGGAACTGCGATCGCCCGCTGGGGATGGAAGAACCTCACCCGCAAGAACCGCTACCGCAAACTGGAGCAGATCGGCCCTGGTTTCTCGATTCCCGTGGTCTATACCGAGGAGTCGGAGATTTTCAACGGTCCCAACTGGGAAGTGGTGGACCGTCTAGATTTTTGGCAGCAGCCGGCACGCAAGTCGATCGACGAGATGGACTGGGTGATCCACAGGTACTGGGCCGACCTCGACAACCTGATGGACGACGCCAACGGGGACTATCCTTACTTCGATCCCTCATCGGTGAGGATGCTCAAAGACTTCCCGATGACGGGGACTCAGTCAGCCGACTTCATGCAGAGGAAGCTCACCTTCCGAAACGACTATGACTACATGGAGCGCTTGAAAGAGCGCTTCGCCAAGCCGGTCGAGATCTGGGAGATGCACGGCCTGGTGCCGAGCGAGTTCGCCACTGACGGTCTCCGGCACCGCTGCATCGCCGTCGCCAACGAACGGGTAGTGCTGAAGAACCGCGAAGGCCCGATGGCCAACCAGCAAAAGCCCTTCGCTTCCTACTCTCCCATGAGAGATCCCTACGGGTTCGACGGCATCGGCAAGGCGGAGATCGCCTACGGCCCTCAGAGGACGGCCGATCGGCTCAACAACCAGAAACTCGACGCCATCGATCTCTTGATCGACAACCAGTGGGTGGTGAGCAACACCGCTAACATCAACACCCAGAACCTGTTCAGCCGCACCGGGCGCATCATTATGGTGGATGGCCCGGCCGACGACACCACCATCCGGCCGTTGAGCCCGGACATGCGTAACGTCCAGATCGGCAACCAGGAGATCGGCGAACTCTTCAACTTCATGCAGCTAGGAACCGGCGAGACCGACTCTCTGCTCGGTGTGGGCACGAGTTCGAGGGAGACGGCGAGAGGCTTCCTGGGGCGACAGGAGAACGCCCTGACGCGCCTGAGCATGGAGTCGCGACTGGCGGATATCTGGGTCGAGAC